CCTTTAACCACTCGGACACTGACCCGATGCCATCTATAGGACTTGAACCTACGACCTGAGCGTTACTAATGCCCTGCTCTACCAGACTGAGCTAAGATGGCGACTGGGATGGCTGGGATCGAACCAGCGACAAATTGATTAACAGTCAATTGTTCTACCGCTGAACTACATCCCATCACGTCTACCACCATCCTTAACATAGCACGGAACACCTTCAGGATCAAGCCACTTAGTGTATTCAAAATCTTCCATGGCAGTAGTAAGTTGCATACTATTATCACAAAGATACATGTCTCTATATCTTTTAGTATAATAATCCTGCTTTTGAATACGAAAATCAGCAAACCCATTCTCTAGAGTTCCCGTCTCCACATAACGATAAGGATATCTTTCAAGAAGTACTTTCATTTTACTTGTAGTTCTGTCACTACACAATCCATCAAAATTTCATAATCATCTAAAGGATCTCCAGATAATTCTATACCTTCATTTTCATAATAACGTCTAACTTTTTTATAAAGTTTGGGATTCCTTACATCTAAGAAAAAATCACCTGCTGCCGCACCCTTTAAAGTCTGAAGGTCTTTCTTAAATTTTGAAGTGAGAGTCATTGTCTCGATTAATTTACCTTTAAAGTATAAAAGATATAATATAAAAAGTCAACTAAGACAATTTACACAGTGTCCACTAACTCCAATGCTCTACTAGATGCTTCATAATCTATATCGAATTGCTTTAATCCAACAGCAGTAAGGACATGATTATACATTCCCTCAAAAACTGGTGCCGGCATAGTTACAATATGAGCACCATATTCAAATGCTCTACTTACATCTCTTACTCCTCTAAGAGAAGCAGCTAAAATTTGAGTGTCACCCACTCTCTGCTTGGCATATACGTTAGCAATATCTTTAACAAGACATAATCCACCAAATGAATTGTCATCTACACGTCCTACAAATGGTGATACATATGCAGCACCGGATTTAGCAGCAAGAATTGCCTGTGCAGGAGAGAAGATAAGAGTGACGTTTACCCTGATATGTTCTTTACTCAATGCCATACACGCACCAAGTCCATTAGGAGTGCAGGGCACTTTAATGGTAGCCACTTTACCATACTTTTTAGCTAATCTTTTACCTTCGGAAATCATATTAAATTTATCACCAATGACTTCCATACTAATGTCCTGGATACCAATATCTTTAATTTCTTGGTATACTACTTCAGGATTTCTATCGCTCTTTCTAATAAGAGTGGGATTAGTAGTTACTCCATCAATCAATCCACTATGAGAATGTTTGCTGATAACCTGAGTATCAGCAGTGTCTAAGAAGATTTTCATGCTTGTTTGTAAATCTTTATCATCTATATATGTCATGGTCCATCATCATGATTATTCAACATCTTTATATAGTCTGCATCCAAATGAGCAGCTGGTTTATATCTTGGATCACCGGCAATTAATTTCTGATAAGCCAAAGTATTAGCAACCTTATCTGCATTAGTCACAACATACTGTTTCTTTTCCTTCATTTAATTTCAAAATCCAATTTACGAATTTTACGTTTACGTCTTTCTTCTTGCCAAGCAATATCTTGAGGAGAAAGTACATCTTTCTTTTTATCCACAAGAGTGGAAGATACCATAACAACCTGTCCCAAATCTCTGGCCGTCACTTTATCTGCAGTAACTGTCGTCATATTTGAACAGCCACAGCATTGAGTTTTTCCTAATTGTCCTGTCAGTTCTTTTCGACAGACTTTACATCTTACAATAATCATTGTTCTTTAATACGCTAGCGTCTCAGATAGGATTCGAACCTATGACCGACTGCTTAGAAGGCAGTTGCTCTATCCATCTGAGCTACTGAGACTCGAAGTAATCTTTTTTGTAGTAGCGTCCTAGGATATTGTTATTATAATAAGCAGCAGTACCATCAGTCAAGCTTTCTGTTAAAACATTATTAAGAAAGAGTTGCCTAGTCTCTTCAAAATTTACTTTGCCTGGAGTTGCGTGGAGGCTGATGATTTCTCTCTTGAATAATTGGTTCCCAAATAACTTTCTATCTGCTTTAAGTTCTTCAGAGCTTCCATAGTATCTTTTCCAATCACTCTCAGACGTAACCCGTCTCTTGCCACCTCTAGGCTTACGTTTTGAGTAGAAGTATTTCCTACCAATGTACTGTTTCCCAGTCTGGAGATTAGTAATGCGGTAGACGTAACCGAAGAAGTCGCCAATATCAGCAGAAGTGAAAGTTGTACCCTGGTATGTCCAGGGGTTCTCATAATCTCTTTCACCCACGCAGGTCTCTGTGGTGGTGTCCATCCCATAATTTTCATTCTATTTCTCCTATTTAGTTCAGCAAGTTCAATTTCATTGGGGAAATCATTCAACGTATGATGCCCATCCAGATATTATATATTTAACACCTTTATTAGGTACTGATCTATGCATATATTCCCATCCTGCAGGCCATATAACACATCTTCCTCTCTTTGCCTTAACATTGGAATGATACATAAATTCCGTTCCAGACTTTGCATCATTTATATAAAACATCCAAACTAAAATTCTATTAGAATCCTCTTTCACTCCATGTTCACAATGCCATTTTTTAAATCCATCATCTTCTGTTTCATATTTCTGAAAAGTATAACAATCATCATATTTCCATATAGAGATATCACTTAAAGCTTCATACTTATCAGCATACCTATTAATACATCTTACCAGATTAGATTGTAAAAGATGAGAAATCCTACTATTATTTGAAAATCTACAGTCACTCACCTCTTTACATTTTTTAACTGTATCATCAGCCGTGGTCACCCCCTTATATGAGGTAATCCCCTTAATTATTCGAGATTTTTCAAATTGATCTATAAGCATATCACACTCTTTTTTATTAAGAGCATTATCATAAATCTCAATCATACTTATCCCATTCTTCTTCAGAGTTTGAATCCAGAGAAGGTGTCTTTTTTGACATCCTGTTTAATTCCTCCTACGACATAAGACTCTACTTCTGTCTCCTGTGGTGCCACCTGAAGACCCTTAGAGGATATCCAATGCTGAGTCCAAGGTAAAGGATTATGAGCTGCTGGAATATCATATGCTGGTCTCAACCCAATAGACTTAAGTCTACGATTAGCAATCCATTCAACATACTGATAAAGTAATTTATCATTCAGTCCAATCATAGTACCATGTTGGAACAAATATTCTGCCCATCTCTTCTCTTCATTTACTGCAACATCAAACATCTTATAGGTCCACTCTTCCTCTTCCTTCATAATCTCTTTCATTTCTGGATCATCGCCTTTACGCCAATAATTTAATATGTTCTGAGTGAGTACTAGATGTTGATTTTCATCCCTTGCTATGAGCGAAATGATTTTCGCAGATCCTTCCATAAGCTTAAGCTCACCAAAAGCGAAGGAACAAGCAAAACTAACATAGAAACGTATTCCTTCCAGTATGTTAACATTTGCGATTGCCCGATAGAGTTTTCTTTTTAAATCTTTTAAACACCACTCTGCTGAGGGGGATCCTTTAGCAGATGAGTGCCACATACATCCTTGACCCCATGAATGAGCGTCATTAATAAAATCATCATATGCTTCTGTAACACTCTTTGCTCTCTCCAAAATACGTTCATCTTTAATAATAGTATCAAATACATCACTAGGATTAGAATAAACATTCTTAATGATATAAGTATAAGATCTACTATGGATCATCTCCATAAAACCCCACACTTCCATACATGCTTCTAATTCTGGCAAAGAACAAAAAGGAAGAAATGCCATGGCAGGACCTCTTCCCTGCACACTATCTAACATAATTTGATACTTCAAATTTGAAGTATAAATGTGCTTCTGAGCAGCATTTAATGATTGATAATCTCCACGATCTTTCTGCAAAGATACCTCTTCAGGTCTCCAGAAATATCCCAGTTGCTGCTTAGTTAAATTCTCAAAAGAAGGATACTTATATGAATCATATCTTTGTATACCTAATGGTTTACCAAAAAACATTGGTTGTTTCTTGGTATCAACTTCTTCGGTATTAAATACCGTCATCCCTTTAATATTAGATGGCACAGGATTCACACTCTCCTTCATTAGCATTCTCTAGATCACTAATCAAACTGTCAAGTTTTGACTTTCCTTCCTCCACATTATCGTGCCACCCCATAGGATGTGCTGGTTCCTCTACCTCATCAGTCTTCATGTCATGAGTGTTCTGATAATAAGAAGTCTTCCAACCTAACTTATATGTGGTCAGAAGATCCTGTGCCATTACTGATACAGGAACTTCATTATCTGGATAATGTTCTGGATTATAACTCCAATTTCCAGAAATTCCTTGGTCAAAGAACTTCTGCATAACAGCAACAACATTAATATAACCCCTATTACCTTCCATATCCCAAAGGAGAGTATAGGCATTCTTTAGACTAGCGTAGGAGGGAACAATCTGCTTAAGAGGTCCTTTTTTTGATTTTTTAATGGACAGGTAATCTCTAGGTGGCTCGATTCCATTGGTTGCATTTGACACAACGGAACTGCTCTCCGAAGGCATTTGTGCGGACAGTGTTGAGTGCCGTAAACCGTGGGTGTTGATAGATACTCTAAGAGATTCCCAGTCATGCTGCAATTTCTGAGATGAAATCTCATCTACTTCCTTCTTATATGTATCAATTGGTAGAATCCCATCTGAATACTTAGTCCTTCCAAAATTTTCACACCATCCTTTCTCTTCTGCAATCTTACAAGATGACTTAAGAAGATAATACTGAAAAGACTCAGCAAGTCCATGAACTGCATCCCATGCCTCCTGTGAATCATAATCAAAACCCAACTTAGCAAGATAGTGGGCAAGACCAATGAACCCTACCCCCAAAGATCTACGTGCTTTGGTTGCTCTTTCTGCAGCAACTACAGGATAATCTTGGTGATCAATCAATTCTTCCAATGACCTAACAGACAAATCACATAACTCTTCCAATTCCTCATCAGATTTAATCTTCCCTACATTCACAGCAGAAAGAATACACAAAGCAATCTCACCTAGATGATCATCAATATGACTAATTGGATAAGTAGGAAGAGTAATTTCTTGACATAGGTTACTCATCTCCACCTTATCCTTAAAGGATGAATGTGAATTACAATGATCTATATTCATAATATAAATCCTTCCAGTCTCTGCTCTCTCCTTCAAGAGATCTAGTATTAATTCTTGAGCACTGATTCTTGTGGAGGGGATGGATTCATCATCTTCGTAACTGCAATATAACTCATCAAACTTATCGGTCCCAAAACTCTCATACAAACTAGGAACATCATGAGGG